GGTAAGATTTCCTCCGAGATGAGGCATAAAACAGGGGTCGCGCGAATAAATGTTCGGAATTGGAGGGAGTATGAACGCGAAAAGGGCAGAAAAGCAGGAATATGAAAGACTTTCGGCTTTGTATAGCGGAATCCCTGCAAATAAGAGAGCTCTCGTCGATGGACTCATCCGTCAGGCTGCGCGGTTGAGAGTGTCGCTGGATCTTCTTTGGGAAGACGTGCTGAAGAACGGCTCGACCGAGATGTTCCAGCAGAAGAATGACGGAGTGGAGTTCTTGAGAGAACGTCCGGAGAGTAAAGTCTTCACGGCAAGGGATAAGAACTATCTTGCTATCATCAGGAAGCTTGACGAGCTGCTTCCTGCATCGGACGAATCCGGAGACGCGCTTTCCGAGTTCTTGAAAAATGGATAACTTTATTCTGGCATATTATCAGGCGATCCAAGACGGAACGGAGCTCGTCGGAATGTGGATCCGCTTGTTGTATGAAAAGATAGTCAGCGGTATCGAGGATGGGACGTATATCTTCGATCAGAAGAAGGCGAACAGAGCGATTCGATATATCGAGACATTCTTTCGTCACAATAAAGGAAAACTTGCGCCGGGTGTCCTAAAGCTGGACCTATGGGAGAAGGCTTGGATGTCGATTCTTTACGGAATCGTAGATGAGCGAGGAAAGAGAGTCTTTCGTGAAGTCGCGCTCTTCGTTGGGAGGAAGTGTGGAAAAACTTTGCAGGCTGGGGCGGTCATGAGCTACGAATCGTACATCGACGGAGAATACGGTTCCGAGATTTATTGCATCGCGCCAAAGCTCGACCAGTCCGATCTGGTCTATTCGGCATGGGAGTTCACGATGCTTCATTGTCCCGATCTCGAAAAAAGAACAAAGAAGAGAAAGAACGATTATATCATCCCGGAGACGAACACGACGATCAAGAAGATCGCCTTCTCCGAGAAGAAGGCTGATGGATATTCCCCGATGCTAACAGTCGCGGATGAGATGAGTTCGTGGCCAGCAGCGCGAGGACTTCGTCAATATGAGGTCATGACTTCCGGTACCGGTGCAAGGGAAGAGCCTATCACACTCTCGATCAGTTCCGGCGGATATGTCGACGGTGGAATCTATGACGAGCTCTTCACGAGAGGGACGAGTTTCCTTTTGGGAGCGTCTCACGATCAGAGACTGCTGCCGATCTTCTACATGATAGACGATATCGAGAAATGGGACGATATCAACGAATTGCGAAAGAGCCTTCCCGGGCTCGGTTCATCTGTTCCCGTTCAGTTTATTCTGGATGAGATTAACACGGCTCGCGACTCGTTAAGTAAGAAGACGGAGTTCCTCTGTAAGTATTGCAATATCAAACAGAACAGCACACAGGCTTGGCTGTCTGCTCAGACTGTCAAGGAAGCTTCGAGCGACGAAGAGTACACGATGGAGCGATTCGCTCATAAGTATTGCGTTGCAGGAATCGACTTGTCGCAGACGACGGACTTGACTTCCGCTTGTCTTGTCATTGAAGAAAAAGGCCAACTGTATGTGATATCACACTTCTGGCTCCCGACGGAGAAGCTCTCCGATGCGATTGCCAGAGACGGAATCCCATACGACGCGATGATCCAAAAGGGTTGGATGTCCTTAGCAGGAGAGAACTTCGTGGATTATCACGCAGTATTCGACTGGATAACATCGGCTGTCAAGGAGCACGAGCTCCTTCCTCTGATGGTTGGATATGACCGATATTCGGCTCAATATCTGATTCAGGATCTGCAGGCATTCGGCTTTCAGACAGACGATGTTTATCAAGGGCATAATCTGACTCCGGTCATTTATGAGATGGAAGGTCTCATGAAGGATGGTCGGATTCATATAGGTAACAACGAACTTCTCAAGATCCACCTTTTGGATTCGGCTCTTGAGCGGGATACAAGAGCCCAGAAAGTACGGCTCAAGAAACTGAACAATAAGTCGCACATCGACGGAACGGCAGCTCTACTCGATGCACTCTGTGTAAGACAGAAGTGGTATGGCGATTTAGGAAATAGACTATCGAATCAGGAGTGAGAAGATGGGAAAAATTCTCGATAAGATTTTAGGTCGTGATGAAAAGTCACGGCTGGTTATTGAAGCCGGTCAGACGTTCAAGCTGATCAGCGGATATGAGCCTGTCTTCCGAGACTGGCGAGGTGAGATCTATGAGTCAATGCTCGTAAGGGCCGCAATCGATGCCAGGGCAAGACACGCTTCGAAGCTGAAGGCTCAGCTGATAGGCTCGGCAAAGCCTGATCTCAGTAAGAGGCTTCAGCAGAAGCCGAATCCGTGGGACACTTGGTCGCAGTTCCTTTACAGAGCTTCGACGATCTTAGACTGTTGTAATAACTGCATCATCGTTCCGGTCTACGATGCCGGAATGAACAAGGTCGGCTTCTACACGGTGGTTCCGACTGAGGTCAAAGTTGTGGAGTATAAGGGCGAGCTGTGGCTTAAGTATAGAATTTACAACGGAAGAATATCAGCGACTTGTCGAATGAGCGAAGCTGCCGTGATGAGGAAGTTCCAGTTTAAGAACGACTTTTTCGGAAGTAATAATCACGCACTTGATCCGACGATGGACTTGATTACTATTCAGGATCAGGGAATCAAGGAAGCTATCAAGTCAACTGCCGGATACAAGCTCTTGGCTCGTCTTTCCAACTTCACTAAGAAGGAAGACCTGATTAAAGAGCAGGAAGAGTATTCCGAGTCTGTTTTTGGCGAGAAGGCGAAGCAGAAGAACGGAATCCTGCTTCTTCCTAATACTTATCAGGATGTTAAGCAAATAGACTTCAAGCCGTGGACTCCGGATAAGGATCAGGCGAATCAGATCCAACAGAACGTCTTCGCTTACTTTGGAGTCAGTATGGAGATTCTGCAGAACAAGGCTTCCGGCGATGACTGGTCCGCGTTCTACGAAGGAGCGATCGAGCCTTTTGCGATTCAGCTCTCGGAGACGATGACTTTTGCACTTTACAGTTCGAGGGAGATCTCATTCGGGGCTCAAGTCGTGTTCACATCGAACAGGCTCCAGTATATGAAATTCAGCGACAAGCTCGCCTATGTTCAGGGGATGGTCGATCGTGGAATGCTCATGATCGACGAGGGCCGTGAGGTGTTTAACTTGCCACCGCTCCCGGACGGACAGGGACAGAGATTCGTTGCTCGTGGCGAATATTACTTTATTCAGGAGGAAGATCCAAATGGCACTCAAGAATGACAGAGAATACAGATCGTTTGAGATGCTCAAACGAGAAAAAAGAGAGGACGATGAGTCCTCTTTTTTAGTGGAAGGATATGCATCGACCTTCGAGGAATACACACTCTTCGAAGATGATGAGTATATCTGGAGGGAAAGAATCGAGCCGACAGCTTTCAATGAAACGGATATGTCGGATGTCGTATTCCTGCTTGATCACACTGGCCGAGTTTATGCCAGGACTAAGAATGGAACGGTCACCTTGTCCGTAGATGAGAAGGGACTGTTCACTCGGACCGATCTCTCCAAGACGGAAGCTGCACGTGGAGTCTTTGAGGACATTGAGGTCGGCAACTATTCACAGATGTCTTTCGCTTTCCGTGTTCGTCGTGAAGACCAGCACTGGGACGAAAGAAATCTTCAGGACGGTAAGACCGTCGTCACACGAATCATTGACCGAGTAGAAAAGGTCTTTGACATAAGCGCAGTCGGGTTCCCGGCAAATCCCACGACAGACATCGGCGTAGCAACTCGATCAGCTTTCGACGGAGAGATCGAAAGGCTGCAGGCGGAGCGACTTGAGAGTGAGAAGGCGATGCAGTCGGAGGCGAGGGCAAAGCTCGCACTAAAATTCAAACTTATGGAGGAATAACACGATGGAAATCAATGAAATGACACTTGATCAGATTGAAGCCAGGAAGCTTGAGATCAAGGCACTCGTTGACGACGAATCTTCCGAAGCTGACTTCAAGGCTCTTGAGACAGAGCTCGACAGCTTGGAAGAGCGTAAGGCATTCCTTCTCGACGAGCAGAGAAAGGCTGATATGAAGGCCGTTCTCTCCGGCGAAGGTAAGGAAATCACTTTCAATGAATTGGAGGAAAGAAACATGGCAGAGAATGCAGTAGAGTACAGAAACAGCAAAGAGTATATCGACGCTTTTGCTGAGTATGTGAAGACAGGTAATGACACAGAGGTTCGCGCTCTTCTTTCGAAGAATGCGCCCGAAGACGGTCAGATCTCCGTTCCTACTATCGTAGAGGACAAGATCAGAACAGCATGGGAAAAGTCAAGACTCTTCGAGAGAATCGGGAAGAGCGAAGTCAAGGGTAACCTTGCCATCGACTTCGAGATCTCCGGCACAGACGCAGTCATACACGAGGAAGGAACAGACGCTCCTGCCGAGGAAGAGCTTGAGATCGGTACAGTTACGATCGTCCCTAAGAACATCAGGAAGTGGATCAGTGTTTCCGACGAGGTCATGGACCTTCGTGGAGAGGCTTTCCTCGACTATGTTTACGATGAGCTTTCTTACAAGATCGTTAAGAAGGCTGAGCATATTGCTGTTGCTAAGATCATCGCTGCAAAGGGTGCTTCCACAGCAACAAAGCCCGGTCAGGCTACAGTTTCTGCAGCTCCCGGCCGTGCTGGTGTCGTAGCAGCTATCTCTGAGATCTCTGACGAGGCTGAGGAGCTTGCTATCATCATGAACAGAAGAACTTGGGGCCAGTATGAGGCTACTCGTACACTCAACGGCGGCGATCCGTTCGCAGATCTTCCTGTTCTTTACGACAGCACACTTCCTGCTTATGACACAGCTGCTTCCGGAGCTGACTATGCTATCGTCGGCGACCTCGGTTTTGGTATGAGAGCAAATCTCCCTAACGGATTCGCTCCCAAGACTGTCGTCAACGAAGTTGGCAAGGCAGATAAGGTTGAGATCACAGGAAAGCTCTTCGCTGGCATCGAGGTAATCGCTGTCCGCGCTTTCTGCACGATCACAAAGCCTGCAGCGAGTGCCGAGGGCGGCGAGGGCTGATTATCACACTAAGAGGTAAAGAAAAATGACAATGGAATCACTTCTTCTATCTGTTCGCTTTGCGTGCAGAATAATGGATGACGCGCTGGACTCAGAGATCATAGAGCTTATCAATGCAGGCTTCTTTGATCTTGAGATCTCTGGTGTAGCTGATGTAAACGGTGATCCCTATACGGCCGAGACCGCTGATCAGCTTGTCGTCACAGCGATCAAGACCTATGTCAAGCTCAATTTGGGTGATCTGATATCCGACACGAATTACTGGGCGAAGCTGAAGTCCTCATATGACGAGCAGAAGTCACAGCTCAAGATGAGGACTCACTCTTCGTCTTCTTATACGGAGGGCGAGAACGATGAATCCGATAGTTAAATTCAAACTGATATCAGAAACAACTTCAAAAGACTCCACAGCTCAGACTATCACTACACCGGACGAAAAAGACTGCATCGGCAAATTGAGGAGCGTCTACGAAAGAGAGTTCTTTCAGGCTGCCGAATCAGGTATTCGGCCGGACTGTGTCATCGAGACTTCCGCTTTCAACTATCACGGCGAGAGATTTGTCAAAGTCAATAATGACCTTCTGACGATTTATCGCGTATATAAGAAGGGCACGGATAGGATCGAACTGTATATCGGGGAGAGGGTCGGAAATGCCAAGTGATATCGCTAAAGAGGTCAATCAAATTCTCTCGGGTTATACGAAGGAAGTTGACGAGTCGATGAAGAAAGTCATCAAAGAGACTGCTCAAGAAGCTGCTTCGAAAGTCAAGAAGAACGCTTCGGAACAGTTCGGAAATGGTCCTTACGCACAGTCGTGGGGAGTTCAGATGAGAGATCCTCTTCACGCGGTGGTCAGAGCTAAGGCTCCCGGCTATCAGTTGGCGCATCTTCTGGAGCATGGTCATGACATCGTCAGGAACGGAGTCAAGGTCGGAGAAGCGAAGGCTCATCCGCATATCAAAGAAGTTGAAGAGTGGGCGCAAAAAGAAGCCGTGAGAAGAATGGAGGACTTGCTATGAGTTTGGAAAGTTTGGTCGCAGCGTTGACCGGAGCCGGATTCAATGTAAACCTCCACAGTGCTCCGATCGGAACCGTTTGCCCCTATCTCGTCATTCAGGATTTAGATCATCCTAACTATTTCGCTGATAATAAAACCTTTGGCAAGACTACCGGTCTGACTCTTCGTCTCGTGGAGAGCGAGGTTCATGACTGGAATCTATTGAACACACTTGAACAGACGCTCGATGGATTGGGATTGCCGTACTATTCGGAAGATTCTTCAATCCCATCGGAGCACGTCTGTGAGAGCTATTACTACATCAATTTTTATGGAGGAAACAAAAATGGCTGAAAACAAGGTATCATTTGGTCTTAAGAATGTTCACTACGCAAAACTTACAGAGACGACAGATCCCCAGACAGGTGTTGTCACCTCTTCGTATGCCACTCCTAAGGCTTGGCCGGGCGGAGTAGATATCGCCCTTGATCCTAACGGCGATCCTATCATTTTCGCAGCGGACAATGGAGCATACTACACGATTTCTAACAATAAGGGCTATGAGGGTGACTTCAATTCCGCAAGGATCCCCGACGATGTCAGAATCGATCTTCTTGGTGAGCACAAGGATGACAACGGCCTCATCGTCGAGACAGATAAGGACGAAGTCACTTACTTCGCTCTTCTGTTCGAGGTAGATGGCGATCAGAAGCCGAACCGCTATTGCTTCTACAAGGTCAGCATTTCCCAGAGACCGCAGGTCGCTGGTCAGACGACTGATCCTTCTTCTGACATTGAGCCTTCCACATCGACGACTCAGTTCAGAGCTGTTCCTTCTGTCGATACTTACGAGATCGACGGTAAGGAG